CGGCCGGCACCACCGGGGCGCAGCATGTCATCCCGCCGTTCGACGAGACGCTGCACGCGACGACCGATGACGGCACGGTGGTCTGGACCAGCATCGGCAGCGGCGACATTCCCGCCGGCGGCATACCGGGAGACGTGCGTACCGCCACCTATTTTGCCACCGATCGCGGCCGGCAGAGCCTGGAATATCTGGCGGCGCTGGTGCGGGCCAAGCTGCTGTATCGTTCGCGCTGCATCGAGATCACCTTCGATTGCGATTATCTGCGCGGCATCGACCAGACCACGCGCAAGACGGCGACCCTGCATGACCCGCGCATTGCCGGAGGCGTGGCGCTGGGCAAGATCAAGGGCGCGGTGCTCGAGGTGAGCGACAGCGGCGTGGCTGCCTGCCATGTCACGATTGCCTGCTGCGCGGGATTTGATGGCGTGGTGGAGGAGGACGAGGGTTCGCCGCTCTATGTCGCGGACGGTTATGTCGACACAGGATACCAGCAGCACGAGAACGTGGTGGCGGTCCTGCCGGGCGCAACCGACCTCGGCTATGCGCCGCCGGTCTATACCGCAACCGACGACGGCGTGACCTTCCCGTTGACCAGGGACATGATCACGGTGGTCGACGCCTGGCACCAGGGCGAGGATGTGTCGGGCGCCGCCCTGACCGCGATGGCCGATGCCGCGCGACTGGCGGAACAACCCTACACGCGCGATGACGCGGGGTCGCCGCTCGATGCCATATTCCGACGCCAGCAACAGGTGGCGATGCTGCAAGCCAACTCGCTCGGAAAACTGCTCAAGGAAAATCCGTCCTGGCAGGAATTCCAGTTCAGGCCGGTCAACAACGGGCCATTCCACAAGGTCTACAACGTCAAGTTTTCTGACCTGCAGATCCCGATGGGGATCGACCTGCAATCGGGCGCCACTGCATGAGCCAGGAATTTGAGTCCATTGTCCGGCCGTTCCAGGACAACCGCATCACGCCGGCGCAAACCTATTACAAGCCGGGGCAGATCGGCGTCCCCAATGTGATCTTGCGCATCGGACGAAGCGGCGGTTCCGGCAAGGTGGTCACGGGATCATATAGCTACAGTGCAAGCTTCTACATGACCAAGCGCGAGAACATGAAAATCTATATCGGACCTGATGGCCAGCAGGGTTCCGATCCATAATGGCGTTCGTTGAACGTTATCGTAACATACCAAGCAAGGTCCACATCACGCGCCTTCTCGGCACCAACAAGGCCGGGGATGTGCTTCCGGACATCTGGGCGGATGTCGAAAGAGTTGAATACTTCACGTTTGCCACTCAACAGAAACATACCGGGCAATACCAGGAGGTCATTTCCAAGTTCAGATGGCGTGACGATCCCGATGATGCAGATACATATCGCGCCGAGGACGACAGGTCCGAAAATGAAGACCTGAACTCAACTGAAACCGTAACCCTGAAAGTCTGCTCTCCGGATGAAGATGATCTGAACGATCCGGAAGAGTGGATACCCATTCGGGTCATCAAGCGGCTGCGGATGGTCGAGGGCGGCGAAGGAGGCATGACTTCCAAGCTATTCCTGACCGATCAATTGACAAAGGACTTAGGCGTCAGGCTCAGGCGCATTCATCACTACGACACAAGCCTGGACGACAAAGCCGAAGCAGTATTCGATGCCGATCCGACACGTAAGGCATATGTCGAGAGGGCGCATCTCTATGCGAAGGACGACGAAACCAAAGACGACGACCAGTATATCGAATGTGAAATACTCACACGGATCCTGAAATACGAGAACGCCCACGAACAGTCTGTCGGCACGGATCAAAAGACCTACGTAAAACTCAAGAACCAGTACCTGATTGATGAAACCGAGCCAGCCCTACTGGAAGAGCTCGGGACCGACGACAAAAACCCTCCTTACCGGCTCGACCCGTATCAGAACATCGTCAATATCAATTTTGGCGGACTGGCTGTCGAGTTCGGTGACAGGGACCAGGATGCGCCAAAGGAAAACACGGGATGAGTTTTCTTGAGCTCGATAAAGGCATTCCTGATTTTTCCAAGGCGGTAATTTCGTTGTGGTTCAGGGCGCCGCTCGAGTCGGTGATCGCAGCGGCCGACAATAGCCTGCCAACAGGCGCAGATAATTTCTACATGATGCAGGGGATCCTGCCGCTCGTCACGTTTGGCAAGCCGCAGCAGAACAAGAATTACCAGGTGGTCTACAGCGAAGACATCGCTCACGGCGATCCTTTCGATGTTGCCGTTATCAGTGCCTATACCGGATGGACAAACGGCCCGGCTTATGATGTCGATCCAAGTTTTATCGGGCTTGACTGCCGATCGGATGGCACATTCAAGGTCGAGTTCAATCTGCAGAGCGACAAGAAAGGTTCGTATAATTCGCTGATATGGTTCGCTACCGACGCTGCCTATATCGCCGACTACGACGGCCCACCTCCCGTTGGCAGCGGTATCGTCGGTTCGGCCGGTTCGTGGTTTCAGACCACGATCGTCGACGGCACCAATGGCATCCAGGATGCGCAGCCGGAGCATTTCAATGTCGAGAACGGGATCAAGCTCAAAGCGGATGTCTGGCACCATGTCGTGCTGTCGTTCGATGTGAGCGGGTCGTGCTCGGTCGGGGAGAAGCCAACCAGCACTTGCCTGATGTGGTATGCCATCGACGATACGAACTACAACGGCGTCGAACATATGGGGCCGCAGAGGGATGATGATGATGAACTGGGACCTAACGCTATTCTGACTTATACCGTTTACCGCGAGTCGGGCGTGAGCGACGATCCGATAATTTTTTATAATAACAACGTTCCAAACCCATCCGGCGGCTGCAGCCCTGGACCGTTGCCGAGCGACCAGGTCGATTTTGCGTTTCCTTCTTCTGCCAAATATGTCGACGCTATTTTCAGGGTGGAGATGGCCGAATTCCAGATGTGGACCGGCGTCACGCTGGACACCGGCATCGAGGACAATCGCCGCATGTTCATCAAGGACAATGGCAGGCCGGAGCTGGATTATTCCCTGGCGGAAGATGTGCTGGGCAAGCCGATTATCCGGCTGCACAAATCCGGCAACTGGATCGTCGGCCACAACACCGGCTCGATCGGCACCGATGCCGAAGGCAAAAAAATAGAGAGTGGTCAATTCATTCCGACCGCAAAGACCAGGCGCTGGAAGCCTGATCCATCACTGCATGGTCCACAGAACCCTGGCAAAAAGACATGACGCAAACTTATCGCACCGACGACTTCGCCAGATGGGGTTCGGGGCAGGGCTTCAACCTGTCGCCGGAGCAGGTCGACATCAATTTCTGGGATCTGGTGCAGCGGATGATCGCGCAGGAGGCGCGACCCGATCCTGCTCCCGGTATCGATCATTTCGAGATCGTCGGCATCAACATGTACGTCCACATGACCGACGCCACGGTGCTCGGTCCCTATGTGCTGCCGGTGGCGCTTTACAACGACCGCGGCGAATGGGAGCCGGAAGTCGCCTATTCGGTGATGGACACATTTTCCATTAACGGCGGGCTCTATGTCGTCATCTTCGATCACACATCGGAACTGACGTTCGACGCCGGCGCCAATGACGGCGCGGGCCACGACTATTATCAGCTGATGATCCAGACGCCAGGCTCGGCGTTGCCGGCGGGCGGCGCGGTGGGAATGCTGCTGGTGAAAACCACCGAGACCGATTATGCGGCCGGCTGGGGCTACACCGATGCCAGCGTGGTGAACTTCTCGCCGGCCGACGAGAGCACCCTGATATCAAACAATGTTGCCGACGCGCTGGAAGAACTGGCGGCGGCCGACTTCACCGGCGATGCCGCCGATGTGGTTTACGATCCCGCCACAAGCGGACTGACCGCGACCGATGTGCAGGGCGCGCTCGACGAACTGGCGGCGGCGAGCACCAGTGGCGCGGCCGGCAGGCAAACCATCTGGGTGCCGGCAGTCGCGATGACGCCGCGCACTACCAACGGGGCCGCAGCCGGCTCGGTCGAGACGGCCACCAATAAGAACATGATCCGGACGCTCGACTTCGACGCTGGCACGGCCGAGTATGCGCAGTTCGATATTGCCATGCCGAAGTCGTGGGACCGGGGCAACCTGTATTATAAGGCGTTCTGGTCGCATGCGGCCACGACAACAAATTTCGGCGTGTCCTTTGCCATGGTCTCGGTGGCAGTGTCAAACGCCGATGCCCTCGATGTCGCCTTTGGCTCAATTGTTGCAACCAACGACACCGGCGGCGCTACCAACATACAATACGTTACTGGCGAGAGCGCCCCGATGACGGTGGCCGGTACACCGGTGGAAGGCGACGTGATCATGTTCCGGATCAACCGCAATCCGGCCGACAGCGGCGACACGCTGGCCGTGGATGCCAGGCTGCACGGGGTCCAGATCTTCTACGCCACCAGCGCCGGCACGGACGACTGATGCTTCGCGTCACACAGCTATCCGGGTTCGGCGGCCAGGGATCTGGCGCGGTCACCACCGGCAAGGTCTTGGCAGATGGCGGTTCGTATGGGCTGATCGGCAGCACGGCCGCTATCCTGAATTCAGGCGAGGCAACCAAGATCCTCGCCGCCGATGGCGGTTCCTACGGTCTCACCGGGACCGCGGCCGGTGTCCAGAAAGGTGGCGGACCAGCCGCTGATTTCATCGCGCGCACGACCGGCATGGATGGCACGCACGTCACGGCTTTTACCAATCTGATCAACGGCCTGGTGTCCGACGGCATTTGGGCCAAGCTCGACATGCTGCACGTCTATGCCACCAACAGCAGCGCGAACGCGCTGCTTAACCTGGTCGGCAACGTTTACAACGGCACAACGGCCGGCTCGCCCACGTTCACGGCTGACAGGGGATTTCGGGGAGCGGAAGCAAGCGCCACCATGTACATCGACACCGGGTTCAATCCGGCCACGGCGTCCTCGCCAAAGTTTACGCTGAACTCAGCGCACATCTCGGCATGGGCTGCGGACAACGCCGCGCCGGGTTATTCCCAGTATGCGATCATGGGACTGGCTGGCAGCAGCGCCGACACGCTGATCATTCCTCGAAGCCAGTTCGGCGGCGATACGCGATACAGCGTCAACAACTCCACTCAGATCATCGTCGTTCGTGCAACTCAGGAGGGGTACTTTCTAGCTAATCGCTCTGCCAGCAACGCCGTCCAAGGTTATAAAAACGGAGCTTCTGACGGCACTGGTTCGGCAACGGCCAGCGGACTGATCAACGGCACCTTTACAACACTCAGCACCAACCTTGCGGGCACCGGCAATCATTTCGGCGGCCCGCACCAATGCGCGATGGCGAGCATCGGTGCGTCTTTGACCGGCACGGAAGTCGGAAACTTCTACACCAGGCTGCGCACCTACATGACGGCTGTCGGCGTGCCGTGACCGAACTCAAATCGTGGGTCCGTGAAAATTCCACGCTGGTCTATTTCCTGATCGCGCAAATGCTTGCCCTTGGCGCGGGCGGCGCGAGCATGCTTGCCTACATGGTCAAGCTCGAAAACAGGGTCCACACGATGGAGGTTCGGGGGGCTGCCTATACTGTGACGCGGATGGACGAGATGAAACTGTCCATTGCCATCTTGGAACAGAACATCAAGAAGAACGAGGCGTCGATCGAGCGCATCATCAACGAGTATCTGAAGGACAGACCGAAATGAGCGAGGCAATCGTCGAGTATCGCATTGAGATCATCGGCAGCGAGGTGACGGTGGTCATCACGGCCAGCGACGATGACGCCGCGCAGCGGATGGCCGATCTGCTGGATCGTCAATTCAAAAGCGGCGTCGTCAACGAGGAGGATCCGGATGAGCCGTAGAGCAAAGGCTACACAGAAACTGCTGGACCAGGTCAACGAGTCCTGCCCGGCGCGCAACAAGGGCAGCGATGGTTGGATCGGCGACACCGCGCACCAGAACACCAAGTCCGACCACAACCCCAACAGCGCCGGCGTGGTGCAGGCGCAGGACATCACGCACGATCCGAAGAACGGTTTTGACAGCCACAAGTTCGCTGAGTACCTGCGCACCCACAAGGACAAGCGCATCAAGTATGTGATCTCGAACCGCAAGATATTCTCCGGTCCCGCCGGACCGCAGCCGTGGGTCTGGCGTTCCTACAGCGGCAAGAACCCGCACGATGCCCATGTCCACGTATCTGTTGGGGACAGCGCGGCGATTTATGACAGCGCGGCGGCCTGGGAGATCCCGTTCACCACCGGGCTGCCAGACCTCGACGCGCCCGACGTCACCTTGCCGGTGCTGAAGAAGGGATCGAAGGGTATCTATGTCGCGATCCTGCAGGTGCTGCTGGGCTTCGTCAACGGCGAGATCGACGGCGACTTCGGCAACATGACCGACGGGGCGCTGAAGCAGTTCCAGCGCGAGCACAAACTGGGCGCCGACGGCATCTGCGGCACCTATTCCTGGCGCGAGCTGATGCGGCCGTGGGCCAAGGAAACCGGGTTGCTGCCGACCGATCCGAAACAGAAGCTGACCGAGATGGCGCTGATCGCGCAGAAGACCGGATCGACGGCGACGGTCGACGAACTGGTCACCTCCTTCGTGGTGGTGCTGGAGGACATCCTGCCGCCGGGGTTCATCGTACAATGACGCAAACTGTAGACAACCTGGAAGGAGAACTGAAATGGCTACCTATGTGAAATACGACACCGCGATCGAGAAGCTCTGCGACAAGAAGATCGACGCCTTCGGCACCACCGACATCTGGAAGGCGGTGATCCACACCGACGCGCCGGCGCCGACCACCGACAGCGTGCTGACCGACCTGGTGCAGATCGCCGGTTCGAACGGCTACACCACCGACGGCAGCGACATCACGTTCAACTCGACGCGGACCGGCGGCACCGTCACCGCCACCGGCACCGACGTGGTGTGGACGGCGAGCGGCGGCAACCTCGGCGCGTCGACGACGGGACGCTATGTCTCGGTCTACGACAGCACAGCGACGGCGAAGGATCTGTGGTGTTCGTGGGACTACGGCAGCGTTTTCACGGTGGCTACCGGAGAGACACTGACGCTGGATTTCGGCGCCAACATCTGGACCATGACATGAGCAAACCCGCGCGGCCGGTGACCCTGGCGCTTGTCTGCAAGCGCTATCCGGTCGCAAAACTGCGCGGGCTAATTCCGCCCAGGTTTCTGGAAGCGCTCGAGCACAATCAGATGATCTCGTCGTGCTGCCGGCATCCGGAGGACCACGACATCGAGGCGTTCAAGTCGCGCGCGGAAGAAACCGCGCCTGATATCTACGTGTTTCACTGCCGGTGCGGCAAACAGCACCGGCGCTTCTGCATCGGCGGTGGCGACGAGCGGCCGATGTGGGAAGTGGGGTAGATGGCTCTCCCGGTAACCATCACCGGCATCTCAACGGCGGTCGCGCCGGTTGGGCCGTTCAAGTCGACCAACGGCAATTACTACTTCTTCGGTCTCGACGGCACCACGGCGACGACGCTGCAGGCGTACAAGGCTGGTGCTGGTGCCACGATATATTCCATTGCGACCACTCTGGCTCAGAGTGTAGTTTTTGCAAACAACACGGGCACCGGCAATAGAATTTGCCAAACATTCACAACCGGCGCTTCTGATCAAGCCATTACGTCAATAACTTTTGCCCTGTCAAAAGCCAGTCTTCCGACCGACAATCTTGTTGTCGACCTCCAGTTGTTTGATACGGGGACAAGCAAGCCAACCGGTGCGGTGCTTGGCACCACGGGGGCAATCGCCGGATCGGCGCTCACCACTAGCGCAGCTCGATATACGTTTACGTTTGCCACTCCGGTCGCCATCAGCCCAAATACCCGATATGCCGCAATTCTCAGGCGTGTTGGTGCAGGCAGTGCTTCAGCTTATTTTTTAATCCATCAAAGCAGCGGTGCCGGTCAAAACGCCGATGCCGCTCAGGGTTCCAACGGTTACACCGTAGGAACCAGCACTTGGCAAACCTATAGCATTATCGACTATGATCTGATCGTCACCGGAACGACAACTGGCGATCCGTCAGTTTCGTGGGGCAGCATCGCCACTAAGACCGGCTTCACCACCGCCATCCTCAATATCGCGGCCTATCAAGTTGGCAACGTCATCCACCTGGCGGTGCAGGACGGCACGATGTCGTCCAGCGTGGCGACGAAGTATCTGTCGTTCGATGCGGCAACCGATACGTTTCTGGCGACGACGGAGACTGTGGCGGCGGCATCAGTCGTCACGGGGCAGGCGACGGCGGGCTGGGGTGCTTCGCTCGTTGTCCGCAGCAACGGCAACGCCGTCATCCTCTACAACGGCCTGCAGGTCAATACATCCGGCACTGCCCGTGCTCGAATGTATTATCGCGAACGCACTGGGCTGAACACCTACGGCACGGCAACGCGGGTCGATGCCAACACGGCCACCGACAACACGACGCCCTTTGCGGTACTGGGCGCGGCTGGCAGAGTGCATTTTGCCTTTACGGCGGCTGCGACGACCGGCCTCCGCACATTGTCGGCGGCCAATGCGCTGAACACATTTGCGTCGAATGCGAGCATGACGGCTCCCGGCGACGGTGTCAGCTACGACCGATCGGGGACGATCAAGGTTGTATTCACCAGCAATGTGAACGGCAGCCAGGGCACGTTGCGGTTTGACAGTTCCGACAACCCGGCGGCGACATTCGCCAACCAGAGTATTGCAGCAGCGACGATCCCACATCGGATCGGGACGTTTCCGAACACGGACGATGTTACGATTGTCTATCGCTCGTCAGCGGACAGCGACCTCTATTCAATAAAATCAAGTGATGACGGCGCGACGTTCGGTGCGCCGGTCGCGTTCTTTGTCGGTACGGTCGCCAATGCCGACACCAGCGTGTCGCGCAGTTCTAGCGGCAGCGTGTACACGCGCGGGTCGAATAGCGTTGTCGGGTACATCGTCAACGATGGCGGCACGCTTAAATACAATGAAAATTCGCTGGCCACCAACAAGACGCTGGATGCGACGGTCGGCGCTACTTATGCGGTCACTGGCGCCAGCACGACGACTGTCCTGCTCAAGCGCAAGCTCGACGCGACCACGGGCTCGAGCTACACCCTCACCGGTACCGACGTCGCGATCGCCAAAGGCGCGCCGCCGAAACGGCTGACCGCGGACCCCGGCAGCTATCTTCTCACCGGGGCATCCACCACCACCATCCTGCGCCGCGCCAGGATCGATGCGGCGGCCGCAAGCTATGCGGTCACCGGCGCGTCGACCAGCAACGTCCTGCACAAGGCGAAGATCGATGCGACGGTGGGCGGCGCCTATGCGCTGACGGGCACGGCCGTCAGCCTGCTGCACAAGTACCGGCCGGTCGCGCTCGGCGGCAGTTATCTTCTCACCGGCACTGATGCGGCACTGACCAAGCTGGCGCAGAAGACACTGGCTGCCGGCACGGCCTCGTATGCGCTCACCGGCACCGACGCGGCTGTCATCAAGCGGGTGTTCAAGCGACTGACGGCAGACGGCAGTTCATATGCCGTTACGGGCGCGGCGCCATCGGCCGTCCTGGTCAAGCGGAAACTGACCGCCGACGCCGGCACCTACGCACTCACCGGCACTGCGGCGACGCCGTGGCATGGCTACAAGGTTATTGCGGGTGCCTCGAGTTACGCTCTGACCGGCAACGCGACAGCCGTCCTGCTGCATCGCTGGAAGGTCGCGGCGACCGGCGAAACCTACGCACTGACCGGCAATTCCGCTACGTTTCTCATTCACAAGGATATTGTAAGCGCAGCGCCTGGCGCCTATGCCCTGACTGGCGCCGCCGTCAACTTCCAGATCCGCACCGACAAGTTCCTTTCCGCGGCGCTGGGCACTTACACCATTACCGGCACACCGGTCAGCGTGCGGGTGACTTGGAAACTGGCCGCGACCGCCGGAAGCTATGCGGTTACCGGCACCGACGCTGCGCTGACTAGGCGCGTGCCCAAGACCCTGGTCGCCGGCAGCGCAAGCTACGCACTGACAGGCACGGCGGCCTCGGTCCTGCACCGCTGGAAGACCGCAGCACTCGGCAGTTCCTATGCGCTGACGGGTTCGCCCGCCACCGTCGTCCACCGCTTCAAGATCGCGGCGGCCAGCGCCAGCTACGCGCTAACGGGCACCGCTGCCAACGTCACCAAGGTTGCCGCTAGGACGGTCACAGCGGCCCCTGGGGCCTATGCGCTGACGGGTGCGACTGCATCCGCCCTGCACCGCGTCAAGCTACCAGCGGTCGCCGGAAGCTATTCCCTGACGGGTTCGCCGGCCACCGTCCGATACGGCTACAAGGTTCCGGCAGGCTCGAGCAGCTATGCGCTGACGGGCGCCGCGGTCACCTTCCCCAGGACCAGGCGGCTCATCGCAACGGGTGGCACTTATGCCCTGACCGGCAAGCCGGCGCTGGTGCTGTACAACTGGCGGTTCCCGGCGGTCGGCAGTTCCTACACCATCACGGGCACACCGGCCACGCTGCGGCGCGCCAAGACGATCCAGGCGGCGGCCACGACCTATGCCCTGACCGGCAGCGTTGCCTACGTCACCCAGGTCCGTCTGCTGTTCCTGGAAGCGGAAACCACCAGCTATCGCCTGACCGGCAACGTCGCGCGGCTGTTTACCGGCGAGTGGGGGATCTCGAACCGCACCGTTCTCGCTGTAGCCGAGGATCGATCGATCGCGGTGGCGGCCGAGCTGCGGACCGTGAAGGCGGTGGCCGAAACCCGCCTGGTGCGCGTGCCGGCGGAACTGCGCATGGTGGCAGCGCCCGAGGAATTCAGGACCATCCAGGCAAGAGGAGAGAACCATGGCGTTTCCACAATGGGCACCAAAGGACGAGGACGAACTCCTCGACTACAACATCGACTGGTCACCCCGGCTGACTAGCCCCGATGTGATCTCGGCGTCGGAATGGATCGTGCCCGCGGGCCTGGTGGTCGAGAACGAGATCATGACGGATAGCTCGACCACGATATGGCTGTCGTCGGGCACCACAGGCGAGGCCTATGACGTGCTCAACCGGGTCGACACCATGGAGGGCCGCACCATGGACCAGACCGTGACGCTGAAGATCAAAACGAAATGAGCAACTGACATGACCGACGACGAAGACAGGTATGTCACAATCTCGGTGACGAAGAAAAAGCCGGACAAGCCCGGCAAGCCAGACAAGCCGCCGATCGAGCCGCCGGAGGAAATCATCGAGCCACCGCCGGTCGCCGCCACCGGCTGGTCGCGGGTTCCGCTCGGTCCCGGCGGGTTCATTTCCGGCGTCGAGATCCATCCCTCCGGCACCATGATCTGCCGGATGGATACCTCTGGCGGCTATCGCTGGGACGCCGAGGCCGGTCGCTGGGTCATGATGGTGACGACCGACAGCATGCCGGCCGATGTCACCACCCCCGGCTACGGCACCAACTGCGGCGCCTACGCCATTGCGATCGCGCCCAGCGACGGCAACCGCGTCTACATGGCCTGGCAGCATCTGACGCAGTACCTGGTGATGCGCAGCGATGACGGCGGGGTGACGTTCCAGCACACCGGCTACGTTGCGGGCTCGGACTACGACTGGGACGGCAACGGGCCGAGCCGCGCCGCCAACAAACGCATGGCGGTCGATCCCAACGACGCCGACCTGGTCATCCTCGGCACCAACAGTGGCGTCAAGTGCTCCAGGGACGGCGGCGCGACGTGGACGACCCTCGACCTGCCTGCCTCTCCCAAGCCAGCGCAGGGCTATCTGGTCGCCATCGATCCCCTCGGCATCATGTACGTCATGGTATCCGGGATCGGGGTCTATCTCTCCGCTAACGCCGGCGACAGCTGGCAGCTGGCGGCGCCTGATGGTCCACTATCGGCGCAGCAGATGATCGTCACCCGCAACGGCCGGGTGATGTCGGTGATCGACTACAGCTACGCCAACGAGCTCTACGCGCCGGTCAGCATCCTCGATGAGGGGATATGGCTCACGGTGCAGCCGGACGCGGTGCCGCATGCCATTCTTGGCGGCATTGCGGTCGACCCCGACGACGACAACCACATCGTAGTGGTCGACAACGAGGGCAACGTCTCATCCTCGTTCGATGGTGGCGTGACGTGGAGCGGCTTTGCCGGACACCACTACAGCTGCCCCGAAATACCCTGGCTCGACACGCTGTACGGCGACTGGGCCGGCGAATGGGGGATGTACGGCTCGGGTTTGATGTTCGATCCGGGTGCTGCCAACAAGCTCTACATGGGTTTCGGGCTCGGCATTGCCTACGGCTACCCGTCGCCGGCCGCCAAGATGGAATGGCGCGACACCTCGCTGGGCCTAGAGCAGCTCTGCGCCAAGCGGCTGATCAAGCCTGCGGGTAACCCCAACGTGATCCTGGCGGTGATGGACCAGGGCGTGTTCACTTGCGACGGCATCAACTACCCGCAAACAAAAGGCATCATGCCGGAATTCGCCGCGGCCTGGGACTGCGACTGGTGTCCGGATGATCCGCAGACCGTGGTCGCGCTGATCAACCAGGCTCACGGCGGCCGGCCGGACCAGAGCGGCGTGAGCCGGGACGGCGGCCAGACGTGGGCCATGTTCAACAACTGGGACTTCAATGGCGGCGTGACCCGCAGCGGCGGCATGATCGCCTGTGGCACCGATCCGGATAACTTCATCATCGTGATGGCCGACAACGGCCAGCAGAACGGGCTCTACTACACCAGGGACGCCGGCAACAGCTGGTCGTTGTGCGAGTTCAGCAACATCCCAGGGATCCCGCCATCGGGCGACACCGGCTGGGTGCAGAATTACTATTACAACCGCCACACCATTTGCGGCGACCGGGTGCTCGACGGCACCTTCTATGGACGGAACAACAACGTCGGATATGTCCGCAGCACCGACTTCGGCGAGACCTGGGAGCTGATGCACGCGCTGGCCGGCGGCGTCCATGCCAATGCGCGGCTGGTGTCGGTGCCAGGTCATGCCGGGCATCTGCTCTATGCCAGCGGATCCAGCGGGCACACCAACTTCGGCGGGGCGATGAAGCGCTCGACCGATGGCGGCGCGACCTGGACCGACACCAACACCGGCGAGGTGCTGTGCATGGGGTTTGGCAAGGGCGCCACGGACTATCCTTCAATCTATATCGTCGGATGGGTTGACAACGTGTACGGCATCTATCGCTCCGACGACGAGTTGGCGACGTGGCAAAAGATCGGTGACTACCCGATGGGATGTTTCGACACGCCGGCCGACATCTGCGGCGACCTCGACGTTTACGGGCACTGCTATGTGTCGTCGCTGGCCAGCGGCATCTTCAAATACATGGGAGAAACGCGATGACGATTCTGCTCTCGTTCCTTAACCTGTGCCTGTACATCGCGATCATCTGCCTGATCGCCTATGTGATCCTGTGGGTGATCCAGGGCTTCTTCGGCTGGCAGATCGATGCCAACGTGCTGAAGTTCGGCAAGATCGTGGTCGGGCTGCTGTGCCTGATTGCCGTCGTGGCGTGGCTCACGGGCGTGCTGGGTGGCGGTCCCGGTCTGCCGTTGTTTTGGGCCGTCAGGTAAGCAGATCGCAAAGCCCTACGGGCGCGACATCGGCGAACTGCCGCCGGTCCCGCCACCACCGCCTTCGATCTGCAGGGGGTGCTAGTTTGGTCGTCGTGCTGTCGGAAACCAAAGGTTTCGGATAATTTCCTCGATCTGCTCGATGCGGTGAACTTCGCGGGGGGTTAGCTCTCGCTCGCGTTCGAGCAACCTATCGTATTCCTCACGAAGTTCGGTCCAACTCGCCGCTGCCATCACTGCTCCTCCCCAACCCCCAGTTTCTTCAACGCAGCTGCCGCCGGCAGCGTGACCGGCGTGCGCCGGGATCCGCGTGTTTTCACGCTGCCGCTGATGTTGGTCCGGCTGCCGGCGTCAGCGCTGGCCTGGCGCATCAGCCGCAGCCTTTCCTTCTCTTGTTCAACCTTGGTCAGCTTCCGAGCCGGCTTCCGCTTCGCTTTTTTTTTCCCGTTCTTCATGTCGCCCTCCTGCTGCATCGCCACGATCTACCGCCGCGGGTGATGACCTTGCGCAGGCCGAGCCGGGTGCAGATGTCGCGCGGAGTGGCGCGTGGTCGGCGCTCGCGGCGGGTCTGTTGGCGTTCTTCGGAGGGTGTCGGTTCGGTGGTTTCGTGGACCGGAACTGCAGCTGCGGCAACAACCGGCGCCGGCATCAGCGGCAGGCGATCAGCCTTCGGTGCCGGCGGTGGTTCGTGGAACCAGCGTTCGTCGATTGGGCTGGCGACAGAGTCAGGTGGGCGTGGCGGATCGCGGTCGTGAACGGCGATCAACACCATCGAGCACAAGGCAGCACTGCCAAGGGCCAATTTCAAGGCGGACACCATTTCAGAGATCCGCGACGGCGCTGCTGGTCCGCTGCGCGCGCGGTTTTGTCCCAACAGCCAAAGGTGTAGAACGAAAGCGGCCAAAGGGGGGCAACGTATAGTCTGCATTACACCTTTTGGTGAGCCATCTCGTCGCAGGGTAAATTCCACCTATAGTCGGTCGACGGATAGACGGCGTGGTTGGATTGAGTTCCTGCCATGAAAAAGAACGGTCGAACCCTCCGCCAATGTTTCGCCGCGAACCTGAAGGCGGCGCGGGTCGCCCGCGGCCTGTCCCAGGAAGCCATGGCCCACGAGGCCGGCCTGCACCGGACCTACATCGGCTCGGTCGAGAACGGCGAGCGCAACATCTCCATCGACAACATCGAGAAGCTGGCAAAGGCGCTGGGGATGGATCCAACGGAGCTGGTGCGGCGGTAACCATCAGGCGGCCCACCGTCCCAGCGACACCACGTTATTTTCGCTGCCGCGATAACGTTGCACTTGACGTGACAGGTTTGCCGTTATCGCTGCAGACCGATCTTCGCTAACCCCTTCATTTGCAAAGATTTCTTCGGTTGATCGGGTTTGTGGGAATAGCTTCACCCCCATGATGGCTGACAATCTGCCATAGGCGTCGACCACATAAGGCTGTCGGTAGCCGGTCGGCTGCACGACGATGCTGTCCATGATGTTTCGGAAGGCGATCGCGACGTCTGGATCAATGGTGTCCGTGCTCAACTTGGCGTGCAGTTCCTCGATGGTTTCGCGGTAGCGGTCAATGGCGGCCGGGTGTAGGTCGATCACGTTGCCCATATTGGTGCTCTGCAACAGGCGCAGCCGTTCCACCAGGCCCACCCGTTCGGCTTCCTTGGCTTCCATCGATGCCACCAGTTCCTTGACCGGGGTATCGCTGTCGGCGATCGCGTCCACCAGCCGGCTGATCTGGACGGTCAACTTGTTTACCTTCTTCTCGACTTCGGTGCGCTCGGCGTTGTCTTTGGTTGCCTGGGCGGCATATTCCGCATGGTAGGCTCGCATGGCCTCGGCGTGCCGCTTTGGGTCGACCAGGTGCTTGCGGAAATTATCGACCACCAGTTTCTTCAGTAGGTCGATGTCGTAAAGTTTGCCATGCTGGCAGGTGGACTTCACCTTCGCCGCTGCACAGGCAACGAACTGCTTGCCTCGCGAAGTGCTGGCGAAGATCATGTGACCGTGACATTGGCCGCAACGAAGCAAACCAGAGAGAAGATGGTTGCTGCGCCGAACCACGCGGCGTGTCCCACTCCCTCTGCCGGTGCCGGTGCCTGATCGCTTGAGAGACCGACTCTCGCGGACTGCCTGGGCGGCATCCCACAAATCCTGATCGATGATCCGCAAGTGCGGGACGGCTTTAACGACGTGATCCTGCTCGGGGTTAAGCCGGGCTATGACACCGTTGTCGTCCAGTTTCCGGACGTTGTGGTGCCGGTTATAAACCAGCTCGCCTACATAGAGGCGGTTACCCAATAGTCCCGACTTGCCACCACCACCCATGAACGATTGATGGCTCCAAACCGCCTCACCGCTCGGCGAGACAATGCCGTCACGGGTCAGGCCAACCGCAATAGCGCGCGGCGAAACGCCATTGGCGTATTCGGTAAAAATGCGCCGGACGATGGTGGCGTGTTCGGTGTAGATCTCGCGCTCACCCGGCTTGCCGGGGATGTCGCGGTAGCCATAGCTGACCGCGCCCATGACATGGCCATCGTTAACCCGGCCCAAATGATGGCGCCTGATTTTGTCGCCAAGGTCCTTGAGAAACATCGCACCGACCATGCCGCGGATGCCGACATGCATGTCGGTGGCGGTGCCCTCGTTGACGGCGCGCAGTTCAACCTCGAAAAATTTGAGCCTGTGGAAGATGGCTGGAAGATCGACGGGGCTGCGGGATAAGCGATCAAGGCTTTCAACGAGCAAGACATCGATCTTCTTCGTCTGGACCAACTCCATCAACCGAGCCAAGCCAGGCCGGTCGAACTGTGTCGCGCCGGTTCTTGCCTTGTCGAAACACTCATATGCGATGTTGATGCCCTCGCGCTTTGCGTAGGTTTTGCAAAGCGAAAACTGATCGTCAATCGATCGGTCGTTTTGTTTTTCGTCGGAGAAGCGGGCGTAAAGGGCTGCGGTTTTTTGATTGTGCTTCGGGCTTGCCATGGTCTCTCGCATATTGTTCTCGTGCCATCGCCCGGCCTATCGCCCTCGCCAGCTCCAGCCACTGGTCATCGTGGCTGGGGTGGCTCAGGTTTCTTGGGTCCGACGGTTCGGGATCCCGAACTGTCCCCTTGGCATGGCGACGCACCATCACATTTACCCTGATTTGCCTTAAAAAGTCCTAATTTTCTATAGCTGCGGCTATAGCCACTGGCGTAAGGCTTTGGTTTAACAAGCGTTTTTCAGGGACACCCGGTGTCTCCAGACAGGCCAGCTCGTGCGCTGTCAGTGCTTCGCCCGTGGCGTTGATCGGGTAGCCGCAGACGGGGCATTTGCGCTGCACCGTTCCCATCGGGATCATTTGGCGGATGCTCACAACAGCTGCTCCTTCTCCGCCAGCGCACGATAATCCGCGGCGATTTCCTCCATCAACGCGATCTGGAGCTTGGCGGCCTTTGGAGTCATGTCGCCGGCGTCAACCCGGCGCGGATAAGCGTAATAGCGGTACTTCAATTCGCGCTCGGCGCATTTCAGTTTCTCGGCGGCGGTGAAAACCTTGTCCTCAGTTGCGTTGCTCATGCTGGACTCCATTGAGCTGGCTAGCCTCGACCTGGGTGGCGCGGATGGAAGCGACCACGCCGTTCAACCGCGCGATCTCCTGCTGCACCTCACCGCAGATATTGGCGTGCTCGGTGAGACTGGAGGACACGCGCTCGGCGTTGATCATCACCAGCTTTTCGAGATCATCGATCTGCTTGCGCAGGCTGTTGAGGTTGGTGACGACATCGGCGGCGAGCTGGCCAACTACCTGCTTAATAGTCTCGCGCATTTTCTCGTTGTGCGAGGGCGGCTCGATGTCAGTGATGGAAGTCGCCGGGACGTTCATTGAGGCTCTCCTGCGGTTGCGGGTTTAATTACTTCCGGCCAGACGACGCCGACGCCCTTGCGCCAGTCGAACACGGTGTTGTCGCCGCCGTCGGTGATGATGACGCGCTCGACGAAGCCGAACCTGGCGCCGACCGAGGTGGTGTAGTGGCAGGCGGCCTTGACGGCTTCCTCGGCGCCGACGCGCTCGCGGACATATTCGTGGCTGCCGTCGATGAAAAACTGGCACACCGAAAATTCGGGTTGGTTCATCCCTAGAGCTCCCACAGATCCTTCCCCAGTTTTGCTTTGATGACATCCACAAGCGCGAGCAGCGCGTTAATGGTGGCAAGCCTGTCTTCATCGGAACAGCCGTCAAGGTGCTGGTCCAACTCCTCTCGCACCGAAAACTGCCAAGCCGGTCCCTTGTCGCCATCACCAAGTCCACGGACGACAAAGGTGACAATTATGTCGTCGTCGGTTGCGTTGGGTTGGAATGACATGTCCGGCGGAAAGCTCGCCAGTGTGTTTTCGATCCCATCCTCAAAGGACTTGGCGGCGATTTTTTCAAACTCGTTAAGGCCGTCCCAACCGTCGAACGAAACACGGCTTCCGCCGAAATAGTCCTCGTCAAAAATTCGTTTTCCATCGCCCATCACAACACTCCTCCGCACACCGCGCCGCCCTCTCGAAGGCAGGGGGGACTTTTCAGGACGGCGCGGGTGCGGTCCGGCTTTCACCGGTTTCGATCCAGAGCAGGCGTTCGATCTCGCTGCGTTGCTCCGGGGTGATGCCTGGCAGAACCACTCGCTCAATGAACTCGACCGCGTCTTGCCAGAACAATTCAAACTGCTCGCCACTCATGTCGCGCGGGCCGGTGCCGTGCGGAATTGCCGTCACCTTGCCGCCACCAATGTCGATCAAGTCGGCGCGCCCGGTGCCGACCGCGATCCAGCCGCGGACGTTGCGCACCCGCATGCCCTTGGCCTCGCCGATCAGCTCGAACACTTTTGCTGCCCGGTTCGACAGAAACTTCGGCCGCTCCTGGTAGATCTCGACCCGCACGCGCTGTCCGATCTTCAGCCGTGACAGCACCGCCAGGGTTTCGCGGCCGTCGGCGCGCAAACCGGTCTCCTGCACGATGAAGGGGCAGCGTTCCATCTCACACCCCCAGCGGAGGAATGGAGTTGTCGGATGGTGTTGCCACCTCCACAAACTCACCACACCAATCGTCTTGCTCTACACGAGGCCATTTGTCCTCCCAGCACTCGGTTGCTTCCTGGTTGAGGTCTTCAAGCACGTCATCTTCTTTGGGTGGTTCGATATGGGCAAGCTCACGCATCGACCACGCGATGTCCCGAAGTAGCTCGCTATTGTGAATGTCCAGCCACTTTTTTGTTGGATAGTCCATCCGCGGGGCGTAGCGCCTACACTCGTCCTCATGAAAAAATTTGCATTCGGCACACCGCCTCGTCATCGACACCCGCTCCATCAGGTTGACTCGCCGTCAATGCCGGCAGCGATCTTGATGCGGTGGGCGTTGATGGCAGCCTCAAGCCTGGCATAGACCTTGGGCGCGGCTTCCTTGATCTCGACGATCGTGTCGGCGTTCAGCGCATTCCAGGCCGCGATCTCGGCAACGGTGTCAGATGTTCTGACATAAGCGAGGAAGCGCGCGCCCCATTCGACGAAGGTTTCCGGCTCGTTGGTGTTCTCGTTGTACCGGACCTCGAGCTCATGCGGCTCGGCGATCTCGCCGGTCTCGGCATCGTGCGGCGGCATGGGCGCCTGCGGTTTCAGACCCTCGGCAGGCGCCGGCGGTGCGGGCGTTCGCGGCGCGGTGACGCCAGGGATCTCCTCGTCGTCGAATACTATTCCGAGCAGGATGTCGGGCGCGAAGCGGCGTCCCCAGGTCCGCGACGCTGCGTACATCAGCATCTGGTCCGGGTTCTTCCTCCATTGCTCGTTTTGGGTTTTGGCGTCGCGCACCTTCAGCGTCACCGACTGCGCCTCGGCCTCGCCTTGCAGGCGTCCGGTCAGTGTGATGGTGCGGTCGTCGCCTTCGCCCGAATAGACCGGTCGCAACGGCTCTGCGAGCGAGTTGTTGAGGATGGCGATCGCCAGCTTGCCCGACATCATCGGCCGGCCGTTGATGATGTACATTTCCTGCATCAACGCCCAGGCATCCATCCCGTAGCGATTGGCGAGATTGACTGCGATGTAGCAGTTGCCGACACTTTTTCGGAAAGCCTCCGGCACCAGCGTGGCACCGGCAAACGCCTCCGCAAGTTTGAGGTTGGTGAGTGGGTCGACGGCGGCGATCTGCTGGTTCATTGCGGGCTCCTGACGAGAAATTGCTGGAGGAAGGTGGCGACGGCGATCTCGGCCAGTTTCGTGGCGCGGTGCCGCTCGTTCGTGGATGCGTGCATCCAGTGGCGGCCCTCGTATTGCAGGACGGCGATCGCCACCATCTCGATCAGCTCGGGATCGTCGATCGGGGCTACTTCGAATTCGGGTTTCGGCATCTGTGGTCAATCCTCCAGGCCGGCGCGGATTAGCGCGCGGACATATTCCGTCACCGCTTCCAGGCTTTTTAGAATTTCCATCTGGTCTTCGTCTGAGTAATCGCTATCAACGCCGTTGAAGGTTTCCTTCATTGAACATTCCCAACAGGGTCCATTGTCGCCATCACCTAAGGCCTGAAGCCAAATTTGAATTGTAAGATCGCTGCTGTCCTCGTTGGGCTCAAGCATTAGACAAGGCGGATTTAGTTGAAGGTTGTTTTCCAACCCTTCTTCAAATCCTTTTGCGGCGAGCTTTTCGAAATCATTAAGACCATGCCAACCCTCGAACGAAACGCGGCCGTCACTACAATCGAAGTCAAAGCGCCGCTTTGGGTTGGCATTCATTACCATCGTTAATTCTCCGCACTTGCCCTCTTGATCGTAACGGCGCCGTTGCGGCTGCGCGCGATGATCTTGGCGCCGTAGACGACGCGCCCGACATCCTCTGGCAGCAGCTCCTTGATGGACTTGACGATCGCGATGTTCTCTTTCGCCGGGTCGATGGTTTGGTCCCAGGCGTGCAACAGTGCCTGCATTTCGACCCCCCAGTTCGGCATATTGTCCGGGTCGTCTACGTCGAGGCTGATGCGCCGCCATTTCTCCGGCGGAACGATCGGGTTGATGACGGTCGGATACGGCTCGACCAGGTTGGCAACGCAGTCGAGGAACGCATCGACTCGCGCCCACACCGCCGCGCGGTAGGCATCATCGACATGGATCGGATACTCGGTGGGCTCGCCGCCGCCATGCACGATCAGCAGCGAGGCGCCGGCGGCACCGGTGCATTCGGCCTCGAGGAATGCCTGGCAGGTGTAGTAGTTCACGATGTGCGCCAGCGACTGCCAGTCACCGCAGCACTTCACCTGAATGATCCAGTTATCGGCCTCGCGATACCCGTCCAGCGTGACGCCGACATTTGGCCGCTGCGGATGTGCCACCACCTCGCCGCGGCGGGTGATCTTCTGCCCGGTGGCTTCCTCGTGGTAGTCCAGCACGAACGGCTCGAGGAAGCTGCCGAACTTCATCGGCCAGTTTTCTTTGATCGGCTCGACCGACAGCCCGGTGCGCTCGCGGAACTGGCGATTGATGCGGGCGCCGTTGCCTTCGCACAGCGGCGGCATGAAGCTGCCGGTCACGTCGAAGGGCTCGCGCAACCTGAGTTGCTCGTCGGTCAACATGGTAAACCTCTAGCGTTCCGACGGCGCGAGACCGTCGGTCAGGACAGGTTTCAGAATTTCAGCGTCGTTGGATTTAGCGGGCCGGCTTGCGGCTGGACTTCTTGGTCGCGGTCTTCTTGGCAGCAGCGGCGGTCTTCTTGCCGCCCTTGCGCGTTGTCTTCTTGGCGGGCTTTCCGGCCTTCATCATCACGCAACTCCCCGTTGTCGGATATTTTCTAGCGCGGCGAAAATTCCAGTCTCATCATTTGGGGTACGTCAATTTGCATTCGTCAATAGCGCCACGCATTGCAGGTGTAAGCGGAAACGCTGTGAAAAAAGACATTCCCGCGCACCTCGGTCGCGGCAATTTCGCGGGCCTATCTACACCTGCCGACTGGGGATAAGTGCGTTGCACCTATTTACTTTTCCCGAACGGTCATGTTTCGACCTACACCTGGTTGCATGTCGGGAACCGAACATAGATCAGGGTTTAATGCCCTGACGACGGGCAAAAAATATTTTTTGCAGCGTTGACGATTTCGTTTTGATGCAGCCCTTTGGTGTCCGCGGCCTCGAAGGCAGGGACGTTTAGTCCAACGGGGTCACTGCTAATGTCCACCAATGTTGATCGTGCGCTTGCGCGGGCTATTCAGCTTGCCGGCGGACAAAGTGCGCTGGCGCGAGCCGTCGGCTATACCCAGAATGCGATCTGGAAGGCGAAGACCTGTGGCCGGGTCACGGCCGAGCTCGCCGTCAAGATCGAGAAAGCCACCAACGGCAAAGTGCGGCGCGAACAGCTGGCGCCGAAGATATTCGATCCAAAGACCGTCACGCCGATCACCGATGACGAAGCGGTGGCGTGATGCCGGGGCAGCTTCATCTTTTCCGCGGAAAAAAGCAGCGTGGCACGCGTGCACCGCGTGCGACGGAATTTGCGCTGCATGTTGCGATTGCCGACGTCATCCGGCGGTGGATCGAACCTGGCTGGCGTTTCACGCATCTTCCCCTCGGAGAGCTGCGCGACAAGATCACCGCTGCGCGGCTGAAAAGAATGGGCACCACGCCGGGCTGGCCGGATCTGATGTTTTTCCGTGACGACGGCCGCGTCTGCTTCCTCGAATTGAAAAGGAAGGGCGGTGCGCTGAGCGAAGCGCAGGCCGAGCTCGCCACGTTCCTGCACGCGGCCGGCCATGGCTTTGAGATCACCGACGACTTCAAAAAGGCGATCGAGATCCTCAAGGGCTGGGGCGTCGTGCGCGCCGGGGTGGCTGTGCAGTGAAATGACCCACCGCAAAACGCAGCCAGCAACTGCCCTTTGCGGTGCGCCATAGCACCGTTTGCAAACAGGAGACCTACTATGTTGAAGCAATTGCTTTTAACCACCGCCACCGTGCTGGCGCTGTCGGCGCCGGCCGGCGCGGCCTTTGTCGCACCGCTCGGAAATAACCCGAACTCCTCGACCGGCCATTTTTCCAACTCCGTGCTCGGAACGACGTTCATTGACGACTACACGTTCACCTTGAGTGGGTCACCGCAGTTTGTTGCGTTTGCGTCAGCGACCAACTCCTACGCCGGGCCGGGCGACTTCATCAGCAACTTTACCGGGCAGCTGTTCTCGTTCGGTGCCGACCTTGCCTACAACACGGTCGACGACTTCGCAGTCAACCCGCCCGCGGTCGCACATCCCTGCACCGACAATCCGACCGCGTGCCAGGAGCTCTCGGGCAGCGCGATCCTCGCCGCTGGCGGTTACTACCTGCAGTTCCAGGGCACGGGCGGCGGCACCGCTGGCTATGGTGGCGATCTCACCACAGCACCGATCGCTGCAATCCCGGAGCCGTCGACCTGGGCGATGATGATCCTGGGCTTTGCCGGCATCGGCTTCATGGCATATCGCCGCGGTGCCCAGTTCCGCTTTGCTTGAACGTAACTCGGGCGGCGGTGCTTTGTGCCGCTGCCTGTTTTTTGGACCATGCAATGAGACTTTTCACATGAAACAATGGGAGCAACGAATTCTGATGCAGATCCAGATGCCGGGGGAAACGGGTTGGTCGACAGAACAGGTATTCACCGGCGAGCGGCTGTATTGCTATCTGCAGGCCGAGGTCACCGAGGCGATCGATCTTGCGGTCGGCCAGGTCGCCGAGCTGCAGCAACTAACGCTGCATGAGGTCGCCGGCATCATCGCGCATGGCCTGATGGAAACCGCGATGCGCCAGATCATGGCCGCAAAAATGCCGTGCTCGCTGGCCGAATTCGAGGCTGCAGCCAGGCAGGTTTATCAAAGCTGCCACGGCCTCAACGATCATGGAGACGCCCACCCCAAGCAATAAGAGGCCGAAAAATTGCCCGTTGAATTCGCCCAACGACAGGATGATCTCGGCCCGTTCGCCGAAGGCGTTGCGCTGTGGTCTCGGATGATCGCAACGTCGCCGGACAAGCGGCCGGCGGTGTTCCGCAATTGCATCGCGGAGGGTGCGACGTTCGTGGCCAAGGGCGCACCGCTCGGGCTGATCACGGAGGCGCTGATCGAGCGCGCCGAGCGGCACCATCTGGTTGACGAGCTCGGCGGTCACGAGGCAGTGGAATCGCTGGTGGCACACGGGCTGAACGGGGAAGCGGAGTCGTTTGAACCATTCACCCTGGACGAAGAACGGCTGAACTGGGAACCGCAACCGGAAATTACATACGCGCCAGCCAGACCTATCATCGCCGCACCCTATGTCTGGATTGATCCCGAGAACATCCCGCTGCGTGACTGGCTCTACGGAAGGCTGCTGGTGCGGCGATTTCTCACCGTGACCATTGCGCCAGGCGGCGTCGGAAAGTCATCCCTGATCGCCTGCGAGGCGCTGGCGATGGCTTCAGGGCGCAATCTCCTCGGTGTGCTGCCGACGCGCCGGCTGAAGGTCTGGCTCTGGAATCTCGAGGATCCGCAGGAGGAGACCGCGCGCAAGATACAGGCGGCGGCGAAGCACTACGGCCTGACCGCGAGCGACATCACCAGCTGGCTGTTCGTCAATTCGGGGCGCGATCATGCGCTGGTGATCGCCAAGGAAGTGCGCGGCGGCACCATCATCCTGCGGCCAGTGATTGACAACATCGTGCAGCAGCTCCGAGAGCATGGCATCGATGTGCTGGAGGTCGATCCCTTCGTCTCCTGCCATGAGGTTTCCGAGAATGACAATTCCGCCATCGATATGATCGCGAAGGAATGGAGCCGCGTGGCCGAGCTGGCCGATTGCGCGATCCATCTCGTGCATCATACCCGCAAAGCGCCAGCTGGCACCGAGGTCACGACCGACTCAAGCCGAGGCGCGAAGGCGCTCACCGATGCGGCGCGGGTAGCGCGGGCGCTCAATCAGATGAGCGAGGAGGATGGCGCGAAAGCTGGCGTCGATAACCACCGGCTGTTCTTCCGCGGCTTCAACGACAAGGCTAATCTCGCGCCGCCTGTCACCGAATCGAACTGGTTCAAGCTGGCCAGCGTCTGGCTCGACAATGCGCCCGGCGGCGGCGACAGCGTCGGCGTCGTGACGCATTGGGACTGGCCGGACCCGCTCGCTGGCGTTACCGCCCATGACTTCGATAAGGTTGCCGAGGTGGTCAACAGCCAAGACTGGCGCTTGGATGTGCGATCGACTGACTGGGTCGGCAAGGCAGTGGCGGAGGCGATGGGGCTGGATGAGGAGGATGATAGAGATAAGGCCAAGATCAGCAGCCTGCTCAAACTGTGGATTTCGGCGCGCAGTTTGGAGGTTGTGAAGGGCTACGACCAGCAGCGGCGGGAGCGAAAATTTGTACAGGTGTGCAGTGCAAGAAATACCCTGCTCCAGTCAGCAAAAGTCTCACTGGAGCAGACTTGAGCACACCGGAACATCTCCAGACCCTGCTCCACTTCCACTTCCTTACAGGAAGAGGAAGTGGAGTGGAGCAGGTTCCACTGGAGATACCGGCACTGGAGCAGAGTGGAGAAATGAAACCACCTTGGTACGTAGTCCTGATCGGCGCCCAGCAGGAACTGACCACGGTGTGGCGGCTGCATGTGCTCGGGCTCGAGATGTTCACCCCGGTGCTGCGACGGCGGATCCCGACCGGCCGGGTTCACCGCGGCAAGCCGCTCACCAGGCTGGTGGTGCGTCCGATGTTCCCGTCCTACGGCTTCGTCCGCGTTGGCGAGGCCCAGGACATCGATACGGTGCGGTCGGTGCGTGGGGTGCGGGACTTCCTGCGAAACGAACGGGCGGGCTTTGTAACCATTCCTGATGTCGCTGTGGCGGCGATCTACAACAAGCAGCAGGAGGAGCTGATGGAGTTCATCGAGGCATCGCGCCGGCGCCGCCGGTTTGCATCGAAGCTGCATCTCGGCCAGCGGGTGCGGGTGGAGGATGGTGGGGTCTATTCCGGCCTCGTGGCGCCCGTGGATCGCATTGACGCTTCCGGCAGGATCCAGGTGCTGTTCGGAATGATACGCCACTCGCTGCCGGCGGATATGGTGGTGACGACATGACGGATGTACGATCATCTCCTGTCAGCGCCAGTGTAGCAGAACGGGCGGCCCAAATTGCCGAGCAATGGATCGTTCCTGACCGGGTCGTTCCCGAAGGTCACATGATCGGCGAGCGCATCGAGCGGCAAAACAAGGTCGCGCGGGAGATCGCCGAAGCATTGCGGGCGGGGCTCCCCGATGAAGCGGCGACACCCGAAGACAACGAAGCGAAGCTATTCGCGGCTCTAATGCGGATTGCTGAACTTGAAGCCGAGTTGCGCGGTGAAGCGGCGGCACAGCCAGAGGCCACAGAGGACGACATAGCGGCGGTTATAGTTGCCGCCCAAACCAGTAATTCAAACATCTGCGCTGCTGCGCTTTTGCAGAAATTTACAATAACCCGCAGGGTGTCTATCGGTGAAGCGGCGACACCGGGGGCGCAACCAATTGACCATGAGAAATTCTGTATTGCTTATGCGTGGTGCTACGGGACCGCATTGGAACGCGAACACTACGGCAAAGAGCCTGACGACGGTCTGACGCCAGAAACCTTATGGGAAAAAGCGGGCGACGAAGAACGTGACTTTATGCGCGGCATCGTCAAGGACACATTCTCCATGCTCGCTCCTGCCCAAGCAGCGCCAGTGTCCTCCACACATCGCGAGGGCGAATGAATGTCCTCGACCTCTTTTCCGGCATCGGCGGATTCAGCCTCGGGCTTGAACGAGCCGGAATGCGAACCGTCGCGTTCTGCGAGATCGAACCCTATGCCCGCAGTGTCCTCGCCAAGCACTGGCCTGATGTCCCCTGCTACGACGACGTGCGAGGTCTTACCGCTGAACGCCTCGCCGCAGATGGAATTGCTGCCGATGTCATCTGTGGGGGGTTCCCCTGCCAGGACATCAGCGTGGTCGGAAAAAATGGCGGGATCAATGCAGAACGCAGCGGTCTATGGTCAGAGTACGCCCGAATTGTTGGCGAGGTTCGACCCCGATTCATCATCGTGGAGAACGTCGCAGCACTCCTTGGAAGGGGGATTGACCGAGTTCTCGGAGACTTGGCCGCGCTCGGGTATGACGCGGAGTGGCACTGCATACCAGCTAGCTACGTTGGCGCCGCTCACCGACGAGACAGAGTTTGGATTGTGGCGAACCCCGACTGTGGGGATGCTCAACGCGGATCGCGCGAAAGATCCCGACTATGGACGGAGAAAATTAGCGAAAGGGCAGACGATAACCCTGGCCGACCAAGTAAGGGTTTGGCCGACGCCGACAGCATCGCGACGTTCGGGGCTGCAATCTCACGGCAAGAACGCAATTCTTGGGAACCTGAACCCGACGTGGGTCGAGTGGCTAATGGGGTTCCCTCTCGGGTGGACCGCCTTAAAGGATTGGGCAACGCCGTCGTCCCGCAAATCCCGGAAATCATCGGCAGGGCAATCATGAACAGTCTCACGCTGTCTTCGCAGGAGCGACCATAACCCTCCTTGCATAGCTCCCACTACCTGCTGTACGTTCCCCGCCGTTCGGCCCTGCATCTGGTGCAGGGCTGACGTGGTCATGATTCCGTGTCCGAAACGGTTTGCCGTTCGTCGTTGAAGCGGAAATCAGCCACACCGGCAGATCGCCGGACAAACACCTTTTCGAGGGTGGGCTTTAGCTATGGTCGGTTTTATTGCCGGTTTATTGGTCCTACACCCGTAATGCGCCGGACCTCAACAGTGGGACGCGGCATGTCCTTGTCGGGACGCCCGCACCCGAACTCGTTGCACATCACTGCTATATGGCCGGCGTTTACGTCGTCGGTCTTGCCTGAGCCGTAGATCTTGACCAAATGGCCCGGTTCGGCGCTGACGGTGACCCTGGCCGAGTACAATTTCCGGCCGCCAGCAAAGACGGTCATTAGGGTTTCGCCGGCCGCAAGCCCGTGCAATGTCATCACGCGATCGGTGAGTGGCTTGGCTTGCACGACGGCATCCGTGCTTAGTTCGATGCGGTCGAACACCGTTGGGAAATTCAGTTCCTGAGCCTGCCCCACCGACATGGAAATGGCATCTGTGGGAACGGTGATCTCGGGCCTAACTTCCGATTGTGCCCAGGCTGAGCCGGCCAGTATTGTCGCTGCTACCGCCACCAATAACCGCATGATGAATTCCCCCATGGTTGGACTGTTCACGATTATAGCTGCGGGTGTAGGGAAAGGGAAGGTGGGCTTTAGCTATGGCACTGAAAACCCTAAGACCCAGGGCTCACCCCAGGCACCTGTACAAGAGTTCGCGTTGGCTCAACGTCACACGCAAGCAGGCTCTGCTCAATGCCGGATATCGGTGTGCACGTTGCGATGCCGACCTGTCCAACACCAAGTACCTCGCCCATGTGCACCACATCATTCCAACCTCACATGCACCCGAACTGATCCACGATCCCTTCAACCTGGAAGCACTGTGCAGCAGGTGCCACAATAGGGAACATGGACGTGGTTCCCATGGTTGTGCCGTTGATGGCTCGCCTCTCGATCCCGATCATCCATGGAACCAATGATGGTAAGAGGATAAGCGTCACTTAGCTGATGGTATCGTTATGCCGTTTCTCGGTATGCAGATGCCAATCTGGCAATTCTTCAATGATATCAGGGGGGTACATCGAAAAATTGAAAGCTGATCTCGCTATACCCGCACCCCTACCTCAAAACAGATTTATTTTGGTTTTTTCGGTTCAAACTGGGTTCCAGAGGGGTTTTCTGTGGGTTTACGTGGGTACGGATCGGTTGGACACAAGACGCTGGCGGATACCGGTGGAGGGGAACGGCGCTGGCCGTGGAAGAAGAATAAACTATCGCGGCTTGAGCGGGTGATTGCGTTCCTTGAATTTTTGCCGATCACGAAGGGCAAGCTGACCGGGCACAAGCTGGAATTGTTGCCGTCGCAGCGGGCGTTCGTCGGGGATCTGTACGGCCACGGGGACGACCAGGCGGTACGGCTCGGGATCTTTTCCGAACCACGCGGCAACGGCAAGACCGGGCTGATCGCCGGGCTGATGCTTTGCCATTTGCTGGGGCCGGAAAGCGAGTTGCGCGGCGAGTGTTATTCGGCCGGCATCGACCGGCTGCAGGCGGCGCTGATTTTCAATGAGATGGAAGCGATCATCCGCACGGTGCCGGAATTCCAGAAGCGCTGCAACATTCAACGCTTTCGCAAGATCATTGAGGTTCTGGACGGCGACGGCAAGGGCTCGAAATACGAGAGCTTGTCGGCCGACAGCCGGCGAGCTCATGGCCTGGCGCCATCGTTCTGGGCCTATGACGAACTGGCGCAGGCAAAGGACCGTGTACTGCTCGACAACCTGCAGACCGCGATGGGCAAGCGCAACCGCTCGCTCGGCGTGGTGATCTCGACGCAGGCGGCTGATGACGATCATCCGCTGTCGCAACTGATCGATGACGTCAAGACTGGCGCTGATCCTACGATGGTGGTGCACCTGTTGAGCGCGCCGACCGATGCCGATCCGTTTGATCCGGACGTGATCCGCAGCGTCAATCCGGCGTTCGGCAAGTTTCTGGACGAGGCGGATGTGTTGTCGGAGGCCGAGCGGGCGCGGCGGATGCCGTCGTTCGAGAGTGCGTTCCGCAATTTGCGGCTCAATCAGCGGATTGCACCGCACGCGCGCGACCAGTTGCTGACGCCGGCGGTGTGGGCGCTGGGCGATGCCGAGATCGACGAGGACATGTTTTGCGATGGCCGGCCGGTGTTCGGCGGGCTGGACCTGTCGTCGACGATCGACTTGACGGCGCTGGTGCTGGCGGCCGAGGACGACGAGGGCAACGTGCACCTGCTGCCGCGGGCCTGGACGCCTGGCGAGACGCTGATCGAGCGCATGCTGTACGACCGCGCGCCGTATGATGCCTGGGTGCGTGGCGGCCAGTTGACCGCAGTGCCGGGCAAGGCGATCGATTACGAATTCGTCGCTGTGGCATTGGCCGATGCCGGGGCGCGGATGAATTTGCGCCAGGTCAATTTTGACCGCTGGGCGATCAAGCAGTTCAACCAGGCGCTGGACCGTCTGGGGATCACCGCGCCGCTCGAGCCGTTCGGGCAGGGTTTTCAGGATATGTCGCCGGCGGTGAAGGCGTTTCAGTCACTGGCGGTGCAAGGACGCATCAGGCACGGCAACCACCCGCTGCTGCGCTGGTGCTTTGCCAATGCGGTGGTGGTGCGCGATGCCGCCGACAATTGCAAGCTCGACAAGTCGAAAGCCTACGGTCGGATCGACGTCGCAGTGGCGGCGGTGATGGCGGTGGGCGCGATGAGGGCGACGACGGCAACGCCGGAATACGAGATCGCGGCGCTGATCGGCTAGGCCGAGAGGAAACAATCAAATGCGATACACCATCAAATCGGCGCCGCCACCCGGCGGCGAGCCGGACGAATTCGTCATGAGTGACGACACGGTCGACCGCATGGGCGACGTGATCGAGGCGCAGGGCTGGGCGCTCGACCGCATCAAAAGCCCGCCGCCGGTGCTGTTTAACCACGACAAGAACCAGATGGTCGGATCCTGGACCGACATCCGGAAAGACGGCAACCGTCTGGTCGGCCGCATCGTCTGGACCAACTCGAAATGGCCGGCCGCGCAATATGTCCGCGACCTGGTGCGGGAAGGTCATCTGCGCACCGTGTCGGTCGGCTTCCGGCCGCTTGAGCGGCAGCCGCTGAGCAAGGAAGCCAACAAGGAATTCGGGCCATTCCGGTTTACCAGGTCCGAGCTGCTGGAATGCTCGCTGGTCTCGGTGCCGGCCAACCCCAACGCGATTGCAATCGCAAAATCCCTCAACCTCTCTGACGAAACTGTCGCGGAAGTCTTTGGCGAGTCTGCACGAAGCTACGCGGATCGAACCGGCAAGCCTGCCATCACACCTCCGGTGCGAAAGAGCACACCCATGTCTAGAGCAGAGACTATCTCAAACAAGATCCAGTCCGCGCAGCAAAGCCTCAATGCCTTGCTGGCAAATTATGAAGAACTCGTTGGCAAATCTGAAATGAACGAGGACGAGACCCTGCGCTTTCGGGACGAGCTGCCCAAGCAGATCGACGATGCCAGGGCCGAGCTGAAAAGCTACCAGCACGCCGAGCGCACCTTGTTTGGCAGCAATGGCAACGACGCCTCGCCGCCGCGCACGACCGACGAGCCAATCATGGCGCCGGCCATCGTCAAGAGCAGGGAGTCCGCCATTAGTGGGGACGCGCAATTGCCTGCCGTGCTTCCGCGTAAGAACATGGGATATTCCGACCACCAGTTCAGGGCGCTTGCCGCCTGGACGAAATCGCAGGCGGCGCATGAACCCGATCTGGGTCGTACCTTGCGCGATCTGTACAAGGACGGGAAGAACAGCGAGTTCACCGCAGCCGTGCTGCGAGCCGCGGTCAACCCGGCCAATACCACGGTGGCGACGTGGGCGGCCGAGTTGATCCAGACCGACACCCAGCCGTTCCTCGATCGGCTGATGGCGGATTCGATCTATCTGCCACTTGCCGCTGCCGGCGTGCGGTACACGTTCGGTAACGCCGGCGTGCTGAAAATTCCGGTGCGTGCTTCGACTCCGACGTTGGCAGGCGCGTGGACCGGTGAAGGATCCGCCAAGCCGGTCAAGCGGGCATCGTTCACGACGGTGACGCTGTCGCCGACAAAACTTTCGGTGATCTCGACCTTCACCGAGGAAATGGCAAACTACAGTGCGCAGTCGATCGAGCAGATTATTCGCCAGGCGATGAGCGACGACACGTCGGCGGCACTCGACGCCTACCTGATCGACAACGTGGCGGCGTCGACGGGTGTCAGGCCTGCCGGACTGCTCAACGGTGTTACACCGCTAACGGCATCGGCGGCGTCTACGTCGGCGGGAAAGATGGTAGCCGATCTCAATGCACTGGCTGCGGCGATCGAGGCGGCCGGTGGTGGGCGGAATATCATCTTCATCATGAACCCGGCCCAGGCCAGGCTTCTGGGAACGGCAACATCGACGACCGGCGACTTTATTTTCGCCGATCCCCAGACCGCTGCTTCCAGGTTTGGCGGGCGGTTGATCGTGTCGGCAACCTGTCCGGCGGGGAAGGTGATCGCAATAGATGCGGCCGACTTTGCTACCGCACAGGGAGATGCGCCGCGGTTCGCCGTGTCGACGGATGCTACCCTGCATGAGGAAGACACCACACCGCTGGCATTGACGACAGGTGCTCAGGGGTCGGGCGTGGTCGCCTCGCCGATGCGGTCGCTGTTCCAGACCGACGCGGTCGCGGTCCGGATGTCGATGTATGTCACGTGGGGCATGCGCCGCACCGGCATGGTCCAGACCATCACGTCAGTCGGCTGGTAGCTAAACCTGGCCCCAGGGGAAACCCTGGGGCTTTTTCCTTGAACCTGAAGGGGTCATGCAATGGCAGACGACGACAACAAGCGAGACGAGGAGCGGCGCCGAAGCGCCGAGGATGAGCGCAAACACGCCGCCGATGAGGAAGCCAAGCGGATTGCGCAAGCCGAGGAAGATCGCAAGCAACAGGCCGAAGCCGATGACAAGCGGAAAGCCGAGGCCAAGCAGCGGGCACTGGTGCCGAATGCGGAAGGTAACGTCATGGTGGAAGCCATCATGGGGCCGTACCGCGGCCAAAGGCTCACCATGACCGCGGCGGACGGCCAGGCGGCGATCAATGACCATTGGGCGCGCGATCCGGTCGAGGCTCTTTATGAGCATGAGGCGCTCGACGATGAGCATCGGAAGGAAGCGATCGACGCCGCGCAGGCCTGGGCGCAGGCCCAATGGGATGCGGCGCAGGGCATTGAGCCGCCCGAACCGCCGCCACCGGAAGGCGGGATTACAAAACGGCGGGCGATGAGGCCCGACGACGGCACCGACTACAAGACCCGCCACACAGAACCAAAACCCTGATGGGCGTCATGCAGTCGCTGGCGCGGATGATCACTCCGCGCCAGAAAGCCAACCCCGCGGGCGAAGGCAACTACCATCCCGGCCCCTACACGGTGTCGGGTGGCGTGCTGCCGCATGCCTGGGGGCAATATCTGAATTACTGGCAGATGGACCTCGATCCGCTGTCGCCGCCGGGATGCTCGACGGTCGAAGCCTGCGTCTGGGCCTATATTCGCGCCGTCGCGCAATTGCCGGGTTACCACAAGCGCGAACTCGGCAACGGCGGCACCGAGACGGTGAACACCTCGGCGCTGTCGCGGTTATTGCGGGCACCGAATGCCTACCAGACGCCGTCGGACTTCCTGGTGCATCTGATCCGCTCGCTGCTCTACACCGGCAACTCATACTGGATCGCGCAGCGCAACGATCGCCAGGAAGTCGAGGCGCTGCACTGGACCGATCCGCGAAGTTGCCGGGTGCGCGAGATCAGGGTGCAGGGCCAGGTTTTTTCCGAGGTCTTCTATGAGATCGGCGAAAACCCGTTGATCAATTTGACCAGCCTTGCCGACAATTCGCTGGTCGTGCCGGCGCGCGACGTGCTGCACATCAAGCTCGACACACGGCGCAACCCGCTGATCGGCGAAACCTGGCTGTCCGCGTTGGGGCCGGATCTCGCCACCGATGCCGCCATCCACAGTTCGGCGGCGACGTTCTCCGGCAACATGAGCCGGCCGTCTGGCGTGCTGACCACCGACCTGCAGATCAAGCAGCCGGACGTCGAGGCCTTGCGCGCGCGATGGAACGAACAGGCCAAGGGCCTCAATGCCGGCGGCGTGCCGATCCTCACCCACGGCCTGAAGTTTCAGCCGATCTCGATATCAAACCAGGATGCGCAAATCGTCGAACAACAGAAGCTGACCGACCAGAAGATTGCCTCGGTGTTCGGCGTGCCGGCCATCCTGCTCGGCATCAACGATACCGCCACGCAGAAAAGCACCGAGGCAATCATGGCGGAATGGCTCGCCTCGGGCCTCGGCTTCCTGATCAATCATATCGAGCAGGCGTTCGACAAGTTCACTGGTCTTTCCGCGTCGCCGGCGGGGCGGGAATGGACCGAATTCGACACCCGCATGCTGTTGCGCTCGGCGTTCCGCGATCGCATCGATGGCCTGGCGCGCGGCGTGCAGGGCGGCATCTATTCGCCGAATGAGGCGCGACTGCTCGAGGGGTTGCCCGAGGCAGAGGACGGCGACGAGCCGCGTGTGCAGCAGCAGGTGGTGCCACTGTCGGCGTGGGACAAACAACCGCCGGAGCCTGCACGGCCTGCAGCGCCTGCAACGCCGCAGGATCAAACACCGGAAGAAGACCAAACGCCGCCCGACCCCGACAAAGCCAAAGCCTATGCCCGATTTCTTATAGAACGAGCGATCGATCATGCAGCTTGACAGCAACTCGATCCTGGCCGCAGTCGGCGAGGTGGTGGCGGAGGAACGCCATCACCGCGTGGCGCTAGCCGCCAGAATTGGTGATGTGGCCGAACTATTGCGCCAGCCGGGGCCAGTCGGCGAGCGGGGTATGCCTGGAGAAGCCGGCCGCGACGGGGCACCCGGTGACCGCGGAGAGCCAGGGCCGGCGGGGCCGCCAGGTGTTGTCGGTGAACCTGGCCGCGACGGTCGCGATGGATTGCATGGCTTGCCTGGACCGGTTGGCGAACGCGGCGTGCCTGGCGAACGGGGCGCTGCGGGGCCAGCGGGACCGCAAGGCGATGTCGGAGAGAAGGGCGTCGCTGGAGATCCCGGCTATGCCGGTGAAGCCAGGGGGCTGTGGAGCGCGACCGAAAACTATCGGGCGATGGATGTGGTCGCCTTTAACGGCTCGGAGTGGCGCGCGGTTTACGACAATCCGGGGCCGTTACCCGGCGATGGCTGGAGGCAGGGCGCCAAGGGCATCAAGGGCAAGCCTGGCGACCGTGGAGAAAAGGGCGAGCCCGGCGCAAAGGGCGAACGCGGGCCGCCTGGCATCGTGCAAAAGCACGTCGTCGATGTGCTGCTTAGGCTGGATGATTTTCAGTTTGTAGCCTTGTATTCGGACGGCACCGAGAAAGCGTTGCCTTTGCAGCCGATGCTCGAACGCTATTACCAGGAGATGGTGGCATGAGCGGCGCCTGGGGGCATTCCTTCCTGGTCCTGCAGTCGATGGCCAACATCGACACCGACTTGATCACGCTCGATGACCTCAAGCTCGAGCTGGGTATCACGGGCACGGCCGAGAACGCGGCGCTGCAGGCACGCATCACCCGGCTGTCGAAGCAGATCGCGGAATATTGCGACCGGATCCTGGCCTTGATTGAGGTGGAGGAAACCTTCGCATTCAGCGCAGGCAATCGGTTGTGTCCGCAGGCGCGATCGTTCGGTGCCTCGGCGCAGCCCATCCCACTGGTGCTGATGCAGTACCCTGTCACCGAGATAGTGTCGCTGACGATCGACGACACAGAAATCGATCCTGACGATTACGATCTCAACGCTGCGTCTGGCCTGTTGTGGCCACGTTCCGGCCTATGGTCCGGCCGGATCGTGGCACAGTATTCAGGCGGTTATGATCTGCCTGACGGCGCGCCGGCGACATTGCAAAGTGCCGTGATCGAATCAGTACGGCAGCGCCGGGCGTTTTCGTCGCATGACCCGGCCATTCGCGAGGTCGTGCACGGCGACACCCGGACCAGTTATTTTTCGGAAACGCGCAGCTCGAGCTACGGCATGCCGCAATCGGTGGCCGAGTCGATCGACCTGTTTCGTCGGCAATATGTCTGATCATGATCGACTATAGCGCACTACTCTACGACCCGGTCTATGCCGAGATCGGCGTGCCGGCGAACTTCATTGCCGGCGAGATCGAGGCATCAATCACCGTGATCGACGACACCCGGCCGAAGCAGATGCCGGCCGAAACGTTCGCCGATGTGCGCAGCATGGGGCCTGGTGCATTCGCGCGGATCCCCGAACTGGTGGCCAACGGCATTACGCAGGACGTCTGGATAGATGCGGCGCTGAATTTCAACGGCCGCAACTGGACCGTGCGGTCATATGAACTGCGCGGCAGTCCGGCCGGAGAGGACCAGGGCGAGGTGCGGTTTTTGCTGAAGACCGGCAATGGTTGATATCAGAGAGGACATCCTGGCGCGGCTGGTCGAGGTGGTGGCAACGGTGCCGAACATCGTCACCGTCATTCGTAACAACACCGACTGGGTAGACCGGCAGATGCCGCTGGCGATGGTGCTGGATGGCGACGAGGAGGTGACTTCGGACAAGCCGCAGGTGCAGGTCATGGAGATGACGCCGCAAATCACCATCATCGAACAATCAGAAACGATCGGCTCGGACCTGACCACATTCCGGCGCGAGCTGCTGAAACTGGTGCTGGTCGATGCCACGCTGCTCGCGCTGACCGGCAGCAACGGTAAGATCCGCTATGTGGGATGCACGACCCAGTTCGATTGGGGGAGAGATCATTACGGCGTGCTGCATATGCGTTTCGAGTTCAAATATCCGCTGCAACACCACGTCCTCTAACAGGAGATCACCACCATGCCTGCATCGCCAAGCGTCCAGAACTATCACATCGGAAAGGGCATCGTCTCTTTCAAGGAAGAAGGCGGCTCGACGTTTGTCGATCTCGGCAACGCGCCGTCGTTCACTTACGAGCCGACCGTCGAGAAGCTTGAGCACTTCTCGTCGCGCGAAGGCGTCAAGACCAAGGACTTCAGCGCGATTTCCCAGGTCGGCGCCACCATCACGCTGGAGCTGGACGAAATCACCGCGCTCAATCTCAGTTTCTTGCTGCTGGGCGAGGCGGATGACACCGTCCCGACCGCCGTCACGATTGCCGCCCTGACCAAGACCGAGTTCACCGGCGACATCAAGGTGGTCGGCACCAACGACATCGGCCAGAAGGTCGATTTCCTCGCCACCGTTTCGTTCGTCCCGTCCGGTGAGTTTTCCTTCATTACCAGCGAGGACGACTTCTCAGTGATTACGCTGGAGTGCGAAGTGCAGAGGGACGAGGATGGCGCGTTCGGCGTGGCGACCATCAACGAGCCGGCGGTGACGCCGTAATGGCCGACCTTCTGGACATTGCGCCGTCAACCGCCGTTGCCGCTGTGGTTGTCGCTGGCGAGCCAATCGATGTGCGGCGCCTGAAGGTCGACGAGGTGGCCGCGCTGGCAAAGCGGTTTCCGAGCGTGCTGGCGATGTTTGTCACTGGCGTCGATGCGTCGATGCTGCCCGGCCAGGCGCTTGCCGCCATCATTGCCGCCGGGTGCAATCACATTGGCGACGAGAATGCGGAGGCGAAGGTAGGTTCATTCCTGATCGAGGATCAGTTCAAACTGCTCGATGCGATCATGGGGCTGACATTCCCAAATGGGGTGGTCCCGGCAATGGAGGCGTTCGGAAATCTCGCGCGCCACATCGTCGGGGCGGCCGAAGATCCCAAGGTGGTGAAAATGCGCTTGAAGCCATCGCCATCGCCATCACCGCCCTCATCCGACGAGGCTTCCCGCCAGAGTATGTGATGAGCCTGTCGCCGCGACAGATCGTGGCCTACCTGGAATTCTCCGACAAGCTGGACCGGATCGCACGCGCCACGTCGTTAAGCGACACAGTGATCGGTACCCGATGCGACGAGAAGGAAGTCAAGAAGCTGATGAAAGAACTATCTGCCGGATAGTATGTTTTCGATTGTTTTGGACGACGCTTCAAGTGTCCGTAAATGCGGATAGACTTCCGTTTCAGCCGCATCAATGGCTCGCGACAAAGACATAAGCCCATTACCGTCTAGCAAGTGAACACTCGCTACGACGTTGCTATAGGTATGGTTGGCGGTCTCGCGGAGTTGTTTACATTGAGGCGTATGAGCGACAACACCACTGCATGCAGTTATAGCTCTATCTTTCAGGCGATTGACCCTGTCGACCAACTGGTTTGCTAATTGAGCGGTGGGTGATGGCTTCGCTAATTGAGCAGTGGCCGGTGGCTTCAACGGCACTGGACCAGCCGATGAGAACATCGAGCCGATGATGAAAAGCATCGCCAGACCGATCAGGACCAACGCCTGCTTGAAACGTAGTTCCGACATATGTGTGCCCCTTTCCAACCGGGCACCATAACGACCGATGCGCCGGCCCGTCTATGCTTATTCCTGCCACATTGTTGTTAATCCACGCCAAAGGTTAAGCCATGGCTGAGTTCAAGGTCACATCCGACACGCCGGACTGGCTGAAAGCGATCCGGGACAAGCAGAAGCCGGTGGCCGAGGCTGCGGTGGCTGCATTGCGCGAGACCGCCGCCAACTCGGTGCAGGAGGGGCGCAGGGACATTGCCAGCGCCGGGCCAAACTTTCGAGAGAACTGGCAGAAGGGTCTGCAGTATCGCACCAAGGGCGCCAAGGAAGGCGACACCCCGTCGCTGAATGCGCAGGCCACCATCTATCATCGCTACGGCATCGCCGGCGTGTTCGAGCACGGCGCCACGATTTCCGGCAAGCCGCTGCTGTGGATCCCCACCACGCGCGGCGGGCCGGCACCGAAAAAGTCCGGCAAGAAACTGGTGTCGGCCACCGTCAACGGCAAGCCGATGCTGTTCGATGCCGGTGACCGCGATCGCAACAGGAAGCCGCTCTATGTCGGCGTGCCGCAGGTCACCATCAGAAAAATGTTCCACATCACCGAGATCGTCAAGCGCAACCTGGAGGACATGGCCAGGCTGTTCATCAAGAACTTCAAGGACAACTAGGGCATGGCAGAGAAACTCTCGATCACCATTGCGCTGGAAGGCGGCAAGGCAATCGAGCAGCAGCTCGAGGGCATTGGCAAGGCCGGCCAGAAAGCGTTTGAGGAGATCGCACGGGCGGCGGAAAAGGCCGGCGGGTTCAAAAACCTGAAGCCAGAGGAGGTGACTGCCAAGCTGAAGGACCTGGGTGTTGTCGGCAAGGAGGCGTTCGACAAGATCCAGACCGCCGTCGCGAGCGCATCCAATTGGGAAAGGGTTGTCGGCGCGGTTGCGAGCGTCGAAAAAGGCTTTGCCGGACTGGCCTCGGCGGCAGCCGGGTTTGCCAAGGCGCTGGGGCCGATCGGCGTGGTGGCCGGCACCGTGGGCGTTGGGATTGTCAAGGTGATGAGCGAGGCGGCTGAGGCGATCAACAAGGTCGATGCAGCGGCGATCAAGGCCGGGAGTTCGATCGAGCAATTCGATCGGCTCAGGCAGGGTTTCGAGAAAGCGGGGCTTTCGGCTAGCCAGGTGGCCAGCGGCATGACTGCGATCGGCAGGGCAGCGGAGCAGGCCAAGCTCGACCAGGTCGCGGAGGACTTCAAAACGCTGCAGGAAGCCGCCACCCGCGGTTACGGCGGCCAAGGCACCGAGGAGTTGAACCGGCTGATCGCGGCGGCGCAGGGCGGCGGCAAGGCGGCCGATGCGGCAAATACGGCACTGAAAAGTCTCGGCGTCACGCTTTCGGGCGACCTTCCCCAGTCGCTGGGGCAACTGATTGCCAAGTTCGGCGAGACCCAAGGTGTGGCGGCGTTCGTCGAACAATTGCGCACGATGCCGGACAGCGCGAGTCGTTCGGCGCAGGCGATTGCTGGCCTGGATGCGGCAGGCGTCGCGCTGGTCCAGGCACTCCGCAACGGCCAGATCACCGCCGACCAGTTCACGCAAAGCATGAAAACGCTGACGCAGGAACAGGCCAATGCAGCTAATCTGTGGGAACAGAATTCCAACAAAATGGCATCTAGCTGGGAGCGGTTCAAGACCAACATCGGCGGCGACCTGCTTGCTTCCAACACCATGCGGGAATTCAACAGCATCCTCGAGGCTCTCAATACACTGCTCACCGCCACGGCCGAGGACTGGAGCAAGGCGATCGGGAAAATCTTTGAGCCGATCACCAGTTTTGTCGAAAGACTAACGCAGGCTATTTCTGCTTCGATCGGCCAGGTCACCGGCTGGATCAACAGCCTGCTTGAGCTGATCGCCAAGGTCGGTGGCGCGATTGCTGCGATCGGCCGCGGCGGCGGTACGCCGGGATCGACGACACCGATACCCGGCAATGCCAGCGGCGGCCTGATCGGCGGTCGCGGCACCGGCACGTCCGACAGCAACCTGGCCTGGGTCTCGCGTGGCGAGCATATCATGCCGGCGCGCGCGGTGAAGCAGCCAGGCGTGCTGGCCTTGCTGGAAGCGCTGCGGCGGTCCGGTGGCAGCCTGCGCGGGGTGATGGACGGGATGGGAAGGTTCGCGGGTGGAGGCATGGTGCCGAGGCTTCCGGCGTTCGCCGCTGGCGGCATGGTCGGCGGCATGGGGCATCTCGGCACGGTTGATTTGAGAACAGACCACGGCACGGCGAGGCTGATGGCCGGGGCCAGCGCGATGGAGCAACTGTCGCGGCTGGCGGTGACCAAGCGCATGACCTCGACAGGCAGGAAGCCGGGGTTCATCGGCTGATGCCACTCGGGGCCGACAACAACTACACCCTGCTGGTCATGAGCCCGATCGGCGTGCCGCTGTATTCGGCGCGCGGGCTGACCCAGACCCTGACGCCGGTGTCGGAAGCCAAGCCAACCCCGCGCCGCACCATCAACGGGGAATTGCGCTGGCTCGGGCTCGAGCAGATGCAGAAATACGAAAGCACCATTTCCTGCACCGACCAGCAGGCGCCGCGGTTCGACGGCGTCTGGCCCGGGATGGCGGTGCTGGTCAACTGCGTCTGCGAACTGGCCTATGTCACCTCGGGCGGATCGCCCGGCCGCACCGTGGTGCCGGGCACCACGCCACGCACCACGCCGGACGGGTATACGTATTACTATCCGCAGATCGCTTTCATGGTGGTCGACTACGACCAGTCAATGGACGAGTACGCGCACGACTATCAATGGCAGATCAGCCTGCGGGAAATCTGACATGCCAATCGCCGGGCCATTTTACTGGGCGTGGTGTGAACCAGAAGAAACTGTATTTGGTCCTGAGCATCACCGGATGGACGAATACATCTTCTCGGCCAAGCGCACCCTGGCCGAGGGCGAGAAGCCGCTGCTCGAGATCGAAATTCAGAACCCGCATGTCGGCATCCTGTCACCGGAGCGGAAATACTGGGCATGGTTTGCCTGGGACAATGGCAGCGAAATCGTGCCGCTGTTCTTTGGCGCAGTGGTCGGCTCGCCGGTCGAAATCTTTGAGGAGGTGATCAAGCTGCAGTTCGTGGCTGATCCGATTGACTACCAGCAGCGGGTGCAGCTGGTGGCCGAGACGATGAAGGTGCCGCCGTTCTACGACCCGGTATTCATCGATGTCGGCCAGCGTGACGATCCGAACAGCATCCTGGAAGCCTACGCCAAGGTGTGGGACGTCGATCCGGTCACGCATGAGGTGATCGCCAACGACATCATCACCGGCGTCGACGGCAATGAGGACTTCACCGGCGACGATCATTTCTACGACGCCATGAACATGACCATCGGCCAGCCGCCGGCGACCGCGATCCTGATGGATGCCTCGGTGTCGTGGACGCAATCCGCCCGCGGCATCGTCGACATCACCAACGGCTATCGGAAATTTACCGGCATTGCCGGCGACGCCATCATCGGCGACTGGCCCAGGCCACAGACCGATATCGGTGGCGGATACCGCGTCTACTTTAGTGACTGCTACGATACCGCGGGCGCTTCGGAAGCCACCGTTGTTTCACATACATGGTCATGGACCAACACGGAAAAGAAGCACAACGACGGAGACACGCTAAGTACTAATATAAGCTACTCGATGCCGATGGGCGGCACCATCCATGCGGAAAAGGTGTTGACCGAGAAATCCCAGTCCGGCGTGCTGGACCCGTTCGCCACTGACAGCGATGGCGATCCGGCGCCGCTGAATATCCCGCCGTCCTACCAGTCGACCACCGGCTATGTCATGGGGTGGAATGTCGCGGCGTCATTGGTGCTGCAATACAGCGCCGAACGGCAACGCACCGAGCGGGTTGTTTTCTCGGTGGCTGCCGATACGCAGTTCACATATCCACGACCGTCGCAACAGATTGAAATGCTCAACCGGAGCGGGGCTGACGTCGGCGTGCCTATCATCAATCTGCTAAACTGGACCACGATTGCCGGGACCGCAGTCGATGTCGGCCAGATCATCTTTCCCGACAATCTGGATATCCCCGGGGCTAGGAGCGTGCAGATCTGCACGGTGGCCGGCACCGCAGGGACCGTTGCGCCCGAGTTCTCCGACATCCCTGGTGTCACCACTGTCGACGGCACCGTGACATGGTCGAGCCTGGGCGGCGCCACGCCGACCGATAATGCGGTGGACTGGACCGCCATATCGCACGTCAACGCCGGCACCGTCATCCTGCCGACGCGGCCGTTCTATACATCCTTCGGCGATTTGGTGCTGCCGGGTACGCATGTGTTTCCGCAAACCGGCGTCTCGGTGGCGCAAGGCCAGACAGTCCGGGCCGCCAACGGCAGCTTCCAGGTCTGTACGCTGGCCGGCGAGATACCCGTCAATCCCAACCCGACGTTCTCTACCATCTGGGGCACGGTGACAACGGTGGGTTCGTCGGAATGGACATCGCTCGGCATGAGCCTGCCATCGGGCACGTCCTATTTCATTGCGACGACGGCCGGCACCACCGGGGCGCAGCATGTCATCCCGCCGTTCGACGAGACGCTGCACGCGACGACCGATG